CTAGTGTCAACGGCACTTCTGAGCGCCAGGAGTATGTGGTAGGCACGTCGTCTGGCACGTATGCGGGTTCCTTGACTATTTTCCCAGCTACTTATGACGCTGGTATGGTCGATGTTTGGCTTAACGGCGTAAAGCTCGCGCTTTCAGATTTTTCATCATCGAGTGGGACGGCAATAACGTTAGGGGCTGCGGCGGCTTCTGGCGATACTATTTCAATCGTGTCTTATGGCACTTTCCAGCTTGCCGACCATTATAACAAAACTGTGACGGATACGTTGATTAGTGACGTTGAAGCGCTTGCACTTGCGGGAATGTAAAAACCATGGCGATTAACACAACGACACTTGAGGCGAACCTCACTACGAAAATTAACGCAACATCTGGAAGCACCGACGGAAAAGAGTTTCTATTGCTCGGAAAGGCTGTCGAGAGTTTAACAATTCCCGCATCTGTTTCCGCAATGACTTCCGAAGGGACTACTCAGGTAGGTTTAGTAACAGCCGAAGGTACTACTCAGGTAGCGGCGGTTGCAGCGGCGGGTTCTAGTTACGCACCAAAAGCTGATCCAACTTTTACTGGTACAGTCATCGCAGCGGCACTTACGCTATCAGGCAACCTGACGGTTAACGGCACAACCACAACAGTTAACTCAACAACTTTGGACGTTGCAGACAAAAACATTACGATTGCTGACGGCGCGGCTGATGCAGCAGCGGCTAACGGCGCTGGCATTACGGTAGACGGTGCGTCTGCTAACATCACCTACACATCCGCTACAGACACATGGGACTTCAACAAGGCTATCACAGGTACATACACTAACCTAAATCCAGTTGTTGTTACGGCTACCGTCAACAGCGCAACCAACATTGATATGACTAAGCCTTCCGCCGCCACAACAATGTCTGGAGCAATGACTTTTACTCCGACCAATATGGCGGCTGGACGAGGTTCAATGATGATGCTTGATACGTCTGCAACCCCTCACACGCCTACCTTTGCAGCGGCTTTTAAATGGCCTGCAGCAACAGAACCAACTTGGGCAGATAGCCGATATTGGGTTGTCAGTATGGTTTGCTTGAATGGCACTAATGTCCTCGCCTCTGCTAGTGGCTATACAGTTTAGGGGGTAACAAAATGAGTTTACCACATACATTTTTTATAGGTCGTAGCGGCGGTTCTTCATCTCTTTATGATTTTAGTAGCCATACTTTTACTAACGCTGGGGCATTCGGTCAGTTAGGCCCAACTCTTGCTATGGCTAAAACGGCATACGATCCAGTGGGCGTATCAGGAGCCGACACAGCTTGGGATCTTGACACTGCACTTTTCAATATGCCCTATGATGGCTTGCAGCTTTGGACTGTTCCAGAAGATGCAACTTATAATTTTGACCTAAGAGGCGCGGCGGGTGGTCCTGCTATGTGGGACACCTACATATCCCCTGGACGCCCTCAACGCATTTACAACGCAGAAATTGCATTAGAGCAAGGCCAGAAACTTCTTATAGCCATAGGCCAGCGCGGCGGGGACGGGCTTAATCAGGGTGGTGATTCGGGGTCTGGTGGAGGCGGCGGCACGTTTGTTTGCAAGTTTGGCGAGGGTGCGGGTGCTAATGGATTTGCTGATAACGCAATAAAACCACTATTAATAGCCTCTGGGGGAAATGGCGAAGCATATAGTGGTTGGAACGTCGACGGCCCTCATGGTCGGTCTACTTCAGCGTTAACTGGAGTTTCAGTTACCGCGAATACGCCTGGAGGGAGTACTTGGATTGATATTACTAAAACTTACGGACGGGGAGGTTTCGGTGGCGGTTTTAATGTAGATTGGAAACTGTTTAGAGAAAATTTTTATAACTACCCTATTGCCCAAGAGATGGGCTCTGCTGCTGCTGACCATATTTACCACGGAGCCGCCTTACTTACTGACACTGTTGGGAGCATTAGCTTAAATAATAAGTACTGGGGAGCAATATCCTCAAGAAGCCTGAGAGGCGGCAATGCCAATGGACAAAGTTCCAATGTCGCTAATAACAGAACACTAAGCGGCTCTAATTATGGCTTCGGAGGTTTTGGTGGTGGTGGAGGCAGCAAGCACGAAGGCGGTGGTGGTGGCGGATACCACGGTGGTGCGACTTCCGACACAAACCAAACCAGTACCAATTACGCCTATGGGGCAAGCTCTTACATATCTTCCAGTATAAATGCTGGTTCCGTTCAGACGCTGTATAGCACCCCAAGTGCTAGTTATTTGAATAGCGTTGGGCACACCCAAAACACTGAGCCTTTTCACCAGTTGATGGGCAGTTGCACAATTACCAAGATTTAGGAGACGCACCAATGAGTAAAGCCCGACTACTAGCCGATTTGATGGCTGACGAAAAGATCTCTGTAGCCGAGGTCAGCGGAGAAGCTTCCTCAAGCGACTTTAACGTAAATAAATCTGGATACAATAATCAACTAAGTTTGAATAAGAAACTTGGTGACTTAGAAGATGAAACCCTCTTGAAATTAGGAGTATAAGCGATGGCTGTACAAAATTCAAACTTTACTGCATTAATCACGGCTATCGACACTAAAGCTCAGTCTTTAGCCGCTTCATCTACAGATCCTAAAGACCTGGTTTACCTGTCAAAATCATTAGAAGCATTGAATGTGACAGCCACTGTTTCAGACGTTATTGCGGCTGGAGACACTAAGGTCACAGCGGTGAACACGGCGGGTTCTACTCAAGTAGGTGTTGTCCAAGCCGAGGGTGCTACGCAAGTAGCGGCTGTTACGGCGGCGGGTGGTTCATATGCAACTTCCGCAACTTTGAACGCAATGCGATCAGTTGTACTAGTTACGATAGTGGGTGGAAAGTTCGCTATGGATGGCACTTCTCAGCAAGCGTTAAAACTGACGCCTTCGGTTGTGTATCGCTTCGATCAGTCTGATGCGTCTAACGCTACCCATCCGCTGCAATTTTCTACTACTTCGGACGGCACACACGCCAGCGGTACAGCAATAACTGCGGGCGTTACGGTGGTCGGAACGGCGGGAAGTGCAGGTGCATATGTTGAGTATGTTGTGGAGCAAGATTCTGTAGCTACTTATTATTATTGCGGTAATCACTCAGGTATGGGTGGAACTGCCTATGCTACATCAGCAGCCTCTAGTGGTGGGACTGCCGCTTACGACGGTACGGTTGAACTATACAATGCTGGTTATAACCTTAACGCACAAGGAAACTGGTTAACCGTCACAAATTTAGACAGTTACGCAAACGCTGTGCGAATTAGGGGACTGGATAATTCAACGAAGGCTTACGCGGGAATAAACTGTATGACCAGAGTTGGAAGTGCAACTGGCACTATGGAACACAGTTTTATTCTTATGTCTGCCAACCAAACAACGGGCGCAGTTGCGCTAGAGAATGTTATTCAGACGCATAATAACACAGCAAGCTCTAATGACTATTCGACTGTTACTAAAGCGTCTGACGAATGGTCAGGAAGATACACTTATCTTGGACATGTCCCTAGAAACAACGCCAATCATACTTATGGATATGACCAAGTACTTATTACTAGTGATAATACTCAAGATTCACAACATGTAAATATTTCTTCAATTTACGGCGCTGGGAATTCTGCTACCCATAGTGCTTGGATCGACCCATCAGAGCATCGACTTGGCGGTGCAGTAACTCACTATCTTACTGCTTATAACTCTTCTAGTAAGGCGATTGTGGCACAATACAGATATGGTTACAGTTCGACTACCTTAAATAATATAAGCCCAACCAACAACCCAGGTTTTACCACGTCTATTACATCTACTAACTATCCAGTAGCGCTTTTTAATCAGTTTGATGTTACCAATCTTCCTTATTACGATGCTTTTCATAGTGTGTCGGAAGGTTTGTATGCTCACCGCAGAACTACTGATTCCTGGGCAAACTTAGGTTCTAACTTCGGTATGCAAAACGGCTATATCGCCTTTTTTCTATCAAATGGTAACATAATTCTGAAAGATCCGAGTGATAATCTCTCTATGATTACCCAAGCTGGCACTCTCAGTTCCCTATCTAGTTCTTTTGGCCATCAGTCTCTAGGTACTATTTATTATAACGACTATGAATTTTGCTGGAACGTAGGAACAGATGAGTGGCTTCAAGCACTCCCGAATGCCCGATTCTGTAAATTTAAAATTAATCCTTCCACAGGGCAATTTACACAATCAAATATTCTCTCTGTTAGTAGTCTTTCTGATGCTTCTTATGATGATCGTTTCAACCAGAAGCGCGGTCTGTGGTCACAGATGACCCCCGGCACAGTTAGTACTAGTAATGCAGCGTTTACGTTCGGTACAGAACACTCAAGCGGTGTCGGCTACGGAAGATCCAAATTGTTCTTTGTTGGCGGTGATCAGGCTTCAAAACAAATCTTCGCCGCAACTTATGACATTGCAGGTTTAGTCGCTGCACTAACGTACCCATAACAGATAGGAAGATATAAATGGCATTTTCATCAATGGCAAAACTTAGGACTGCGCGGGACGCAGCCTTAAACGCATCGGACTTTTACATGTTGCCTGACTATCAGGACAAGATGCCAGAGCTTCGCTCTGTCGCAGTGGGTCTTTATCGGCAAGCCCTTCGGGACTTCCCAGCTACTCTTACAGCAGCGGAAGATGGCAGCTACGACCTGTCAGGTGTCGAGCTACCAGTGTTGGTATAATCATTGAATTGGGGCGCATACCCACTTGCGCCCTACTAGCTTACTTGTTGAAAGATACGACAGACAATGGACAAAAGAACAGTAGCATCCGCGCATGAGCGTATTGATGGTCTTGAAAAGGAGGTGATCGCAATCCAAACTGAAGCAAGAATTCAGTTTAAGGATTTGTTTATCCGCGTCAAACGAATGGAAAGCATTATGCTGGCGGCGACAGGATCAATTATTGCTTTGCTCGTCGCAGTTCTTTTGAAAATGTGAAATCATGGCAATTGTAGAAGTCTTAGCGTTAGCTGGAGCCGTTACAAAGATTGCGGGTAGCATTTCCGCTGCTGTTAAAGCGGGCAAGGATATGAATTCCCTTATGCCTAGTTTTGGTAAACTCGCCAAGCTTGAGGCTGATATTAACTTAGCGGAAACTGGAAAACACAAAGGCCCATTGGGTCGCCTCACGTCTAGCGAGGAGGAAGGGTTTGCGATTGCCCAGGCTAAGATGGCGCACAGAGATGCACAGAATTTGCTACGCGAAACGTGCCAACTTTATGGTCCGTCTGGAATGTGGGATTTAGTTGTGCGCGAAACTGCATCAGCACGGTTAAGGCAGAAAAAAGCTTTAGATGAAGAAGCCGCTAAACGTGATCGTATTTTCTATTTTTTAACGGTTGCAGCGGGTATTGTTGTGTTTGCGATAGGAAGCGCAGGTTTAATCTGGGGCGCTGCAATACTAGCTGACAAGGTTAAATAATGAATACTAAATTCACACTTAGCGATTTAAATTCTGACGGTGTAATCGATGCTCAAGAATGGCAGAAACTTGCACTAGAAGATCGCTGGCGTCAAATCAACGACAATGACAGCAAGCGCGACATACAACGCCGTTTAACGGTGGCTTGTGCGTCAGGTATGCTTCTTTACCCGTTTGCAATTATAGGGGCTTCCTGGCTCGGATTAAACACTGCTGCAGCTTTGATTAGTGACATAGCAGCAGTGTACGTGGTGGCGGCATCTGGTGTTGTAGTCGGGTATTTTGGTTTTAATGCAATGGAGAGTAAAAATGCTGCAAGCACTGATAGGCCCGATAGCTGATTTAGCTGGAGGGTGGCTTAAAGGTAAGGCTAACGTTCAAGCAGCTTCTGCAAATTTGAAGCTAGTCGAGGCAGAAGCGAAAGCCACCATAATGAAATCCGCAGCAACATCAGAAGCGGATTGGGAAAAGATTATGGCGCAAGGAACGCAGAATTCGTGGAAAGACGAATATCTGGTTTTGTTATTTTCAATCCCCTTAATTCTAGCATTTTTGCCCTTTGAGTGGGCAGACCAGGCCGTATCAAATGGGTTTGCTGCACTCGATACGATGCCAAGTTGGTACTCATACACTCTGGGCGTAATTGTCGCCAGTAGCTTTGCCGTAAGGTCTGCGACTAAGTTTTTTGGAGGTAAGAAATGAATAAGAATTGGGAAGCATTTTTTGAAATGCTAATAAAGCACGAAGGTGGTTTTACTGACGATCAACGCGACAAGGGAAACTCGCAGGGCGATGGACACGGTAATGTGGGAAGTACGATGCTGGGCGTCACTTCTTGGAATTGGGCTAAGTACACTGGAAAGCCAGCTCCGAAAGAAGTTATGCGTGAGCTAACATCTGATGACGTAAAGCCGCTTTACAAAAAGAACTATTGGGACGCCATTCGTGCTGATGATTTACCGTCTGGTGTTGACATAAGTTGTGCAGACCTTTGTGTTAATGCGGGCCCAGGTCGAGCTGCTAAAGTTTTGCAACGCGCAGTGTCAACAACGGCTGACGGTTCTGTAGGCCCGCAAACGGTTTCGGCGACTTACGACTTTGATCCAATTTTTGTTCTTCAAAAGTATTATGATGGCCGTGAAGCATTTTATAGGAGCTTAGATGACTATAAAATTTACGGAAAAGGATGGTCTAGGCGCAATAGGGAAACGCTAGAGAAGGCTGTGGAATTAGTCGATGAATAAAGACAAACAATTTACTGAGCTTGGTCAAAAAATTGAGGCTGCAAAAAGGCAAAAGAAAGCTATTGAATGCAGAACTTCGTTTATCGACTTTGTAAAATATACAATGCCAGACGCGGATGATCCAAACGATATTGATTTATCAATGTTTAAAGATGCAAAGCACCATAGAGCGCTGGCGAAGGTTTTGGAAAAAGTGGAAAAAGGTCACATACCGAGATTGATTGTATGTATGCCGCCCAGGCATGGTAAGTCTGAATTGATTAGCCGCCGGTTTGTTCCCTGGATACAAGGAAAAGATCCGTACCGCAGCGTTATCTTTGCCACGTACAACGAGGATTTTGCAAAAGATTTTGGGGCTGACGTGCGCAACATAATGTCTATGCCACAATATAAACACGTATTTCCCAATCATAGCTTTCGCAAAGGTGGGGCGTCTAAGTCTCGTATCCAAATGGGTTCTGGTGGAATGTCTGTGTTTGTTGGTCGTGGGGGTTCAATAACTGGACGTGGTGGCGATTTTGTCATTTTGGACGACCCAATCAAGGATAGCCTAGAAGCAAACAGTCCAGCCTTACGCGAACAGCTTTGGCAGTGGTTTACACAGGTTTTGATGACACGTTTGATGACAGCATCAGCTTCTATTGTTATTGTGCAAACGCGATGGAACGAGGATGATCTGGTTGGGCGTCTGACTGATCCAACAAACCCACACTACACGGAGGAAGAGGCGTCCAAGTGGAAGATTATTAACCTCCCTGCCCTTGCTGAAGATGATGACCCTCTTGGGCGCGAACCTGGCGAACTGTTGTGGCCTGAGAGGTTTGACATGGAGTTTATGGAAGCGCAGCGACGCCTGGATCGTCGCGGCTTCAGCGCACTATATCAAGGTAAGCCTACACCAGAAGACGGTGATTTGTTTCGGCGTGAACATCTTGTTTTCTACGACAAGGCAAAACTGCCAAAAGATTTACGGATTTATGCAGCCAGCGATCATGCTGTAGGAGTTGATAGAACCAGAAACGATGCAACGTGTTTGATGATTATTGGAGTAGACCAACAAGATGACATTTATGTTTTAGATTGCTGGTGGCAGAAGCAGCCGACAGATAAGGTAGTGGATGCTATGCTAGAATTAATTAGGAAGCACAAACCCCTGATATGGTGGGCAGAAAAAGGCCACATATCTAAGGCTATAGGGCCATTTTTGCGCAAGCGTATGGCAGAAGAAAGGGTTTACTGTCGCATAGAGGAAGTTACGCCGGTCGCCAATAAAGTCCAGCGAGCGCAAAGTATTCTGGGGCGCATGGCTATGAAAAAGGTTCAGTTGCCTAAAAACGCGCATTGGACGGGCGCAGCCGTAGATGAATTATTAAAGTTTCCACAAGGCCGACATGACGATTTTGTAGATACTTTAGCTTGGATAGGCATGGGCCTCTCGCGCTTGGCAAGTCCAAGTGGTAAAATAACAAAAGAAAGCAGCTCACCAAAAGTCGGCACACTGGCTTGGGTAAAGTGGGATTCTGCAATGAGAAGTAAACAAAATCGTATTGAAAATGCGACAGGAGGCTGGTGATGGAAGAAGATTTCTTATTAAACGAGGACGGTTCTGAAGTAGTAGAAGAGCCTACTGAGCGCCGCAAAAGCCTTGTTACTCAGTGGCTTGCAAAGATAAAATCAGCTAAAACATTTCACGATAAGTCTTACAAGCAAATAAGACGTGATATGGACGCTACGCTGAAAGGGTTCGATGACAAGAATTGGTCAGAAGATCAGTATGTAGCAAATGTTTTAAACCGGCACGTACAGCAAAGAACTGCGCAGTTATACGCAAAAAATCCAAAGGCCGTTGCCACGCGACGCGCACGAATGAATTATGAAGTTTGGGATGGCGATGCGGACACTCTAGCGGGTGCTTTTGCGGCTGCACAGCAAGCGCAAGAGCTGGGGATGCCTCCACCTCCGCCCGCTCAGGAAATTATACAAGATTATCAAAATGGTACAAATCAATCTAAAATGCTCGATAACGTAGCTAAAACGTTAGAGCATTTGTTTGATTACTATATGAAAGAGCAGCAGCCAGCTTTTAAATCTCAAATGAAGGCTTTGGTTCGCCGCGTCGTAACAACTGGTGTTGGTTTTGTTAAGGTTGGTTTCCAGCGTGACGTTGACCGTTCGCCAGAAGTAGCCGCAAAAATATCTGACGTGCAGGCGCAAATCGACTTTTTAAGACGCGTTAGTGAAGGTGCGTCTGATGGCACTATAAAAGAAGACGATCCACAGATTGAAGAGCTAATGCTTTCAATGAATGCATTGATGAGCGAGCCAATGGTTATTATCCGCGAAGGCCTTGTATTTGATTTTCCAGAAGCAAACTCAATAATAGTTGATCCGATGTGCCGACAGATGCGTGGATTTGTAGGCGCAGGATGGATCGCGCATGAGTTATTTTTAACTCCAGAAGAGGTTAAAGAAATCTATGACGTTGATTTAAAGAATGATTACAAATCTTACGACATGAAAGGCCGTTTGACAGGGCCGTCTGACCCCTATCAGAACAAAGTAAGTTATGGTGATGTTAATGACGAAGATAGATCAAATGGTTTAGTCCAAATATATGAAGTGTATGATCGCAAAACAGGTCTACAATATTGTTTGGCTGATGGTTACAAAGACTTTTTGCGTGAGCCGATGGCTCCTGACGTTAAAGTAGAAACGTTTTGGCCGGTATTTTCTCTAGTTTTTAATGAAGTAGAGCATCAAGATAATTTATATCCGCCAAGCGACATTACTTTACTGCTGCCGATGCAGCATGAATACAACCGCGCGAGGCAAGGTTTGCGTGAACATAGACGCGCTAATCGTCCAAAGTATGCGGTTCCTGCTGGCGTTTTAGAGGACGTGGATAAGGAAAAACTTTCAACGCACCCAGCAAACGCTATTCTCGAATTGCAGGCACTGGCTGCTGGTCAAAAGGTAAACGATGTAATTCAACCTATTGGTCAAATAGGAATTGACCCAAATTTGTATGAAGTAAGAACAATCTTCGACGACATACAACTAGTGGTTGGTGCGCAAGAAAGCAGCTTTGGAGGGTTATCGAAAGCAACGGCAACAGAAACATCGATTGCCGAAAGCGCACGGATGTCTAGCCTGGGCGCGAATGTGGACGAACTTGACAGCTTCATGTCAGAAATCACTAGAGCGGCTGGTCAAGTATTGCTGACTGAAATGTCCGTTGAAGAGGTAAAAAAGATAGCTGGTCCTGGGGCTGTGTGGCCCGAAATGACCCGCGACATGATTATGGAAGAGGTTTACTTAGAGATCGAAGCTGGATCTACCGGCAAACCTAACCGAGCAGCCGAGTTGGCAAACATTGAGCGTATTATGCCGTTCTTGCTACAGCTGCCAGGTCTCGATCCTAAATGGTTAGCTAAGGAGCTGTTAAAGCGTTTGGATGATAAGCTGGAACTGGAAGAGGCTTTTGCTGAACAGGTTCCTTCTATCGTTGCCATGAATTCACAACAAAGACCAGGAACAGGCGACCCTGCCTCTCAAGGACAGGGTGGTCAGCAAGGCGGTGGCGCACAAAACGCGCCGCAGCAACCACAGACTAGTGGGGGTAGACCTCCCATTGGTCAAATTTAACATGCTCGATTTGTTGAAATATGCGATCGATCGAGTTACACTTTAACCAACAGCGAAAGCTGGAACCGATAAAGGACGCTAATAATGGTCGATGAGACTGAGGTGTTGGAACCGTCCCCCGATACTGAAAACCAAACGGACGTAGAGGAAACGCTTTCGTCAAGCGTTGACAGCGAAACGGAAGCCGATCTGTTAAGTGTCGTACAAGACGCTATGCAGCCGACTGAAGAAACGGATTCGCAATCCGATGAGAGCGTAGAAGATGAACCTAGCGCGGAAGTTTCAGCCGAAGCAAGCGATGAGCTTGACGAAGCAAATGATGAAACTTTTGATGATGTCCCT